GCGACTCCAAGTCATCGAGTAGTATAAGGTCAGGACGTTGGCTACCGTTACGGAAACCACGAATTTGCGTTCCGAGCGACGTCGCTTCCATCTTAATATTAGTCGTCGTTAAGAATGCCTCTTCGCTGTCCTTCTCATTGCGCGTCTTTTGTTCGTGCAATATGACGCCAAAGTCGTCGCGAAGCTTTTGATTGTACTTCAGTTGACCAGCGACCCATTTAATGAACTTCTTCGACCCCGCATTTGTCTCCGAGATAATCAGGATCATTTTCCGCTTACGGTACGCGATTTCATGGACCGGAAAGGCATTCGATAAGTATGCCGACTTAGCGTGACCACGGCTGGCCGCCCATGCGATACGAGCCGTTCGGTTACGGTTAGATACTGCGTCGAGTATCCGCGAAAGTTTAACGTGAAAGTCGGGCGCATCATCCATATCAACGCGACTGGTCGGTACGAGATTGTCCGGATTGCCTGGATTACGTGCTTCCGAAAAGTATTCGTAAAAGAAGTACAGCATATCGACCTCGGCGCGGTGTACGCGTTTCATCCGCGCTAATTCCGCTTTATCCTTACGGAATGTGTCCACATGGTAATCGCTTGCCTTGCCGGCTTTTATTACCGCTGCCAGCTTGCGGATTCTCTCGCTGAGCAAGTCAATACGTTGCTGACGTTCTTCGCGCGAAATCCATTCGCCATTGACTATTGCCATATTTGCGCCCTCCTTTCGTGTGATTTGCGTTATGTATTACGAAAAGCCCACCGTTAGGCATTCGGCAGGCGTTGAGTTTCCGACCTTGAGTTCGAAAAATTGTGCGCTAATTTTGAACGTCAAGTCACCGGCTTTTTCGACCGGGGCTTGGGGGATCGCCGTTTTTGCGCCTTTTGTCGAATTAAATCGTCATAATATCCGTAATTGTTTCTTTTACGTAAACAACTCGTTTGTCAAGACGAAAGTTTGTTCGTTGTTGCGTTCGAGCTACGTTGTGTATACGATTGTATAAGTATTCAACATAATTACGTAAAATAACGATTATGCGTAATGATGCCGTATGCCACCCCTTGCCACGCCTACGTTCATAACGTATACATATGCCACCATTATGCACGGTCTTATACATCGTTGATATGGCGCAGTTTATACCGCCGGCACCTCCGTTTATTTCCCGCCATTGTTGCATAAATAACGGTAGGATAATCGGATGGATAACGGATAGCTGATCGTATGCCAGGCGCCAGTGTATCCGACGACATACCCCGTGAGTTTCGACAAGGCGTCTCCGCCGGCGGCTTCCTGCTAGTGAATCGGAGATATGTCGGAGCGCTATTCGTATAGCATGCCGTCGTTATATCGAAGTGCCATACGTCCTCTGTGTCGCATATCCCCGCTTCTACTTACGCCAACTTACCGCAGCCCTTCCGCAATAAGACGAGTTCCTTCTATATAATAGTCGCATGATTAATGTAGCGTAATATGAGGAGTTAATCGGCGGATGTATGTGCGTAATGTCCTACGGATTATCTAGCGCTTATATGTCCGCAATGACTAACGTCTAGGCTTGCGTTATGTGTATTACGTAATATTACCTCTTCTATAAGACATAGATACGAAACAGCAAATAATATGGATAATTAACGCTATATGTCCGCAATGATTAGCGAGAAGTCTTACGACTTCAAAACCTTGTGGTTCCGGCTAGCGCCGTCCCACTGCCATTATTGTATTATTATCGATGGTCTTTAAAAGCGTAAGCAATAAAAACGTCGTGGCGCCGAATGAGCGTTAGCGAATGAAGGCGCAGGGTCTTTGTCTGATTAAGAGGGATAGAATTAACAAAAACCGCCTCAAACCCTTGCGAGAGTAAGGCGGAAGCCACTTTCGGAATGCACCCGAAAAGCAGTGTATTTCGGCGATTTTGCACCCGAAAAGCAGTGTATTTTTAATCAACGCAAAAAGACGCCCCTTATCGGACGTCCTTAACGCTTTCTAACCACTCCTGTATTTCCTCAACCGTCAGCCCTAACGCTTTAGCTTCCTCAATTAATGCAATCCATTCCGCATCGATCGTCACTTGTACCGCCTCCGTTTTCAATATCGTTTCTATACCCTTATTATACGATATCGCATAACGTATTACAAGCGTTAATTAAACAGAACTTTAATCGCACGTAACGACTCGGCACTTCCCGCAAACACTACGCGAGGATTAACGATGATCCTTCGCTGCCTCTTATCGTGTACATTCTGCGGTAGCCAAAAAACGGGCTGGCCGTCAATCTTAACGGATTCAAGCGCACGCTTCAGCTTATGCGTATCCTGGTAGTGTAATAATGCCGCCAAGTTTTCGAGGTTCATCGGCTGGATTTCGTCCTCGTCCGTTTCCTTCGGATTAAAGCAAACAACGTTAGTATCGAAGTTAAGGAACGGCAACACTGCGTATATAATCGCCAGTTGAGTCGTCGCTCTTCCGGTATATTTCTCGTAAAGGTCGCGGACAGTCTTGCGGAAAAGCCGCGTGTGCCGGTATTCATCGAGTTTATAGCCGATGTCCTTCACAGACCCGCGATAGAATACGGAAGGATTTACGTAGAGCTCCTTTCCTTTCTCTTGCAGAACACCCTCGCTAACTAGCTTTCTATAAAACTCGGCGAACTTATTGCGGCTGATCCCGACGAGAACCTCAAGCGCCTTTTTCTCGATAACCCTTCCGTTATCATGCTGGAGCCGTCCGGTGCGGTAGCCGGTATATGTGCCAACAAACATAAGACGTGCTAGTTCCGCCTGTGATAACGACGGGTACTGCTCGCCCATCGTCTTGCAGCTTTCGAAAAAGGCGAATACGAAAAGGCCGTTCTCGATCTCGTGCGCTGTCATTTCGTCGACTGCCTGAAGTCCTTCGTGTTGAGCATCGGTGATATTAACGACTAGCTCTGCGCGTTCTTGCGGGTTGCCTTCGCTGTCGTAAACTACTCCGCCTTTAACTACCGCGTCTTCTTTGATCGCCATGAATCCGCGCTTTTGTTTCGTGGTTAACCCTTGCCATACGAGTTGCTCCGTTTGTCTATTAATCATTTAATTCGCTCCTTTTAGCGCTTTAGTTTATACATAGAAAAAAGCCCGCTATGCAGACTTTTTTTATTAAAAGATTGCTTTTATTTAAAAATCTTATTAGTTAATGAATAAAATAACATAATTTCTTCTGGATCAATTCCTTTTTCCTCAAACATTTTTATAACTGGCATCCACTTTTCCAAAAGCGAATTATTATTTTCTGATTTTAAAAAGTAAGAAATATCCTTGTTAAAAAATTCAGCTATTTTTCCTAAGAAATCAATAGATGGAAGATTGATCCCACTTTCTAATTTTGATATATGAGCATGTGAAATACCTAGTTTTTCTCCTAATTCACGCATTGACAATTTGTTATCAATTCTTAATTTAGCAATTTTTTGTCCTATTTCACTTCTTACCTCATTCAATTTATCACTTCCTTTTAAAATGATTATTTTAAAACAAATTCTTGCTCCTCATTTCCTTAATATACAATATCGTATAACGAATGTCAACGCCTATTTACAAAAAATATCCGTTATCGTATAATTATTTTCGGAGGTGTTTTAAGTGATTGTTAAACCGAAATTAATGGCGTTATTAAAAGAACGTAACCTCACGCAAATGCAGCTTTCCGAAATGTCTGGCGTCCCTCAAGGATCAATATCGCGCTTTGACCGTAACGACCGCCACGCAGACGTCCATGTGTTCGCAATAGCCAAGGCCCTCGACGTTAAAGTCGAAGACCTTTTCGAAGTTACGGATTGAGTCTCCGCACAACGACCGGCTGCACTTTCGTAAATTCTTTGTAAGTTTCATTCCGATGCTTATTTCGTTCTCTAGCTTCTGCGTCTATGAACTTATTCTCACGTTCACTGCGTTGCCTTCGATAAGGATAATCGTGCATTCTACCGTCGGTACCGTAATTTTCCGCTATACCCAGCGGCACCTCTATTTTCGGGTTGTCTTCATTGCGTGAGTGCTTGCCCTCTTGTCGACGGGCTATCTGCGTCTCGCTCATGATCGGATATTCATTGTGCGCTATCTTATGCTCGTCTGTATCCGTCAGCTCTTCGTATAAACACAGGTCAGATAAGCGTTGAAGAGCCGTACTGTCCGGCATTTCTCCGGTATCTAAGAAGTATGCCTCCGTCATCAACTCGATTTGCTTTAGACGCGTCCCATTCGGTCGGTAATTTTGTTCAGTAAGAGCGCAAGTCGTTATTGAATTTTTTGCCTCTTCGTACCCTGTTTTAACTGCCGAGTGTAACTGCGTTATATCCTCGTGTAATTGCGTTTTAACGTCCATTAATTGTGTACCCCTCTCCGTGTCTGCTCCAATAGTAGTAAACTTCCGATACTGCAGTGATTGCGTTAGTCACATGATAACTAACGACGTCCTGCCCGATGCCCATCCGTCGCCCCGCCTCTTCCTGCGTCAAATCCTCCTCGTAAACCAGGCGGAGAGCTTCGGATTGCCGTCCGGTGAGCCCCGCCATTTCAACGGCCTTGCGTAAGTCTACGAGTATATCAACCGCAGCATAGTCGCCCTGATATTGCCTATTTATCAGCGCGTGGTAGTCCGATAGTAAGATGCGTAGGTTGGCCGGATTGTCTAGCGCCGGATACTTCGCCTCGAGACTGCGTTCTTTTGCGTGTGTGTCGATTTTTACCGCGCCCATTAGTTCGCCTCCAGTTCGTTGTCAATGCGCTTGTTGGCGATCTCGACGTAGGATGGCTCTGTTTCGAATCCGATAAATTGGCGGCCGGTTCTTAACGCGGCTATTGCGGTAGTTCCGCTGCCCATACAATTGTCGAGGATAATATCGCCTTCGTTTGTGTACGTTCGGATTAAGTAAGCGAAAAGGTCGACCGGTTTTTGCGTTGGATGTAACCTATTACGGTTATTTGCGTTAGAAAATGTTAAAATTGATGTCGGATTCTTATCGGTTAATATTCTTTCGTCGTTATAGTCAGGCGTCTTAACGCTCTCGCTTAAACCGTACACTTTTGATTTCCGGGGCTTATCGCGCTTTTCTTTTTGTGGGTTATACGTAATCCTACCTTTACCAAAGACAAGTACGTTTTCGTGACGATTCATTGGTTTTATTTTTGCAATCTGGAATCCGGTAGGCTTAACCTTATCCCATATAAGTTCGTATTTAAAAAGCGATAGATTGCTAGTGACTAACAAACTCTTAAATGGCTCGGTAGCGGTCAGCACAATCGCACCATTATCTTTAATAACGCGCTCATACTGCTCCCACAACGGCTCAAACGGAATTACCGTATCCCACTTACACGATGTAGTCCCATACGGAAGATCGCACAGTATCATATCAATGCTCTTATCCGGAATCATCGCCATTCCCTCTAAACAGTCACGCTGATAAATCCGGTTCAGTTCTAATTTGCCTAATAGTCGTTTACTCAATTAGTTCGCCCCTTTCGTCTAAATATGTCGAATTTCGACCGTTTAGTCTAACTTGTATTTATCGTGGTAATTCGTTATAATTGCGTTAATAAATCCGTTAAAGGACGTGATCCATTTGCCATTCCAACCGTTAACCCTCACCACCCACGGAGGCTCATCGCTCACCATCGACGTGCAACACCGCCTTCGTGTCTCTAGCGCCGCCATGCGTGAATTAAAACTCTCCGCATACCAATACGTCGTCGTCAGTGTGGACGTCGAGAACAAGCGTATCGGGCTTGCGAAACAGGAGCTCGCCAAGGTGCCGAATGCCAGCGCCGTCAAAGTGGATAAGCGTGGCTATCTCGGTACCAAAGCGGGCAAGGAGATTATCGCGAAACTGGCGCTTGATGATTCGGATTTACCTGCGAAATTCACCGATATAGGAAATTTCGATGAAGGAGCCGTTTACTGGCGTGCCTTCCAACTTGCGGAGTGAAATAGGCAGTCACTCCGTATTTATTCACAATTTCATCGTATATAGACGTTAACTTTCTAATGCCTTTCTTGCAACATCTCCTCCATCTTTATTAACTTCTGGAATATTGTCATCAATCGGCGAATAAACGTAATTGCCTTTTCTAGCGTAAAATCGAAGGGCTTTTTCGTATTGTTCAATCTTATTTTTTAACGTTTCGTTTTCCGCTAAAACTCGAAGAATAATTGTTTTAACACCCATTTTTTACCTCCTTTACTTCGCTATTGTTGTTAATTACGCTAACCGGGTTAATATATCATCTATCTGTGCCTTTAACTCCTCAACGGTGCCATCGTTTTGGATTTCGTAATCTACCGCAAATCCATCAATAGCCAGTTCCGTCTCATGCGCCAAATCATGCACGGTAAAATCGTCGTTAGCAGCAATCGCCCGAGCAATCCGCACCTCATCCGGAGCCATTACGCGAATCAACGTAAAGCCATTCGCTCGACACCAGGCGACCTCGTTCGGCTGCCTAACGTCGGTCAGCACGATGCCCACACGCTCGGCTCCGGTATTCACGCGGAAGTCTAGCGCACCTTGCACCCCTCGCTCAGCGTGCTTCACCCATACGTCTGGATCGATTTCGCGCATTAGTTGGCCGAAAGCCTGAAAGAGCGCCCGTGGCTTGCTAGATTGCGGAAACCACGGGAATACTTCGTGTGCATGGCGCTTAAGCGCGTCGCCAAATGCTACGCGATTGAAGCCGTGGCGAATGTAGAGGTGCTGCGCTACTTCGTCCTTGCCGGCGCGAAGCTTTCCGGTTAAGGCGATCTTAACGACGGATACTTCGCGTTTAACATTTAGCGTATGTTTCATTTTATAACGCCTCCAAACGTTTATTAGCCATTTCTATATAGGCGTCGCTGATTTCAAACCCAATATAGCGCCTATCCGACATCTTAGCCGCGACCGCTGTAGTTCCGCTTCCCATGAACGGATCAAGTACGGTATCACCTTCATTTGTAAACGCGTTTATCGCACGTGTTGCAATTTCCAGCGGAAACGGAGCTGAATGACCCTCACAACCTTCTAATCTCTTGTTCACCGGATTAATCCTCCATATAGTTGTTAATTTAGCGGATTCTCTACTAAACTTTGTTTTAGACTTATCTTTTACGCACCAGTAAAGCATTTCATTAACAGGGAAAAATCTATCCATATTTGTTTGGTGTGTCTTTAATCTATCCCATACGATTTCTTGTTTTAGCACAAACGGACTACTATTTATCAGATCAAGCGGGTGCACAGCTTCTTTATTCAGCGTCCTTACTTTATGGTTAAATAACAGGCTACCTTCAGGTTTGAGAACGCGATAGGATTCCTTTAAAACTTCACCTATAAAAACACCATAATCATCTCGCACGTCTGAATAATTGTCGTACCCATTAAACTTGAAATTCCCGTAAGTTTTGCCCATGTTATACGGAGGACTAGTGACAATTAAATCAATCGTATTGTCTTTGATTATTTTAAAACCTTCTAGACAGTCGACACTTAAAATTTTATCCAATATTTTTCCTCCTTTTTACGTAAAAGGTGTTTACAGCGTAAACGAATTGTGATAATATAAGAGTATAGAAAACAACAACAAAACAAAGGGGCGGTTAAAATGACAAACTTTACATTAGGTAATGGAACTGGCGATCTTTACACATTTAACGGAACATTTGAAGGCGAAAAATACTCAGGTGTAGTAAAAGACGGCATATTCGGCATAGAAGTAACTGACTTAACATTAGGCGAAAATAACTGGAATAAATATGAAGAAAGCGAAATGTCAATCAGCATGGAACTTGTTAAAAGATACGTACTTCGCAACGTTCGTAAATTTGGTGGAAATCGCTAATGCTTCCGAAACTCCTCGCTAAATCCGATATGGCAACTAGATGGGGCGTCACCCGCCAAGTTGTAAATAACTGGTCTACCCGACACGCCGATTTTCCTCCCGAGGTTATTCGTGTGGATAACGGTCGATTACCGCTATTCCTTGAAGCTGACGTGATAAAGTACGAACAATCACGAAACATCAGTCCGCAGTAATATGCGGGCTTTTTAACGTTTACTGTCTTCGTAGAACTTCGTGATTGCATTAACGACCTGTGTTCGCTCGTCAAGCGTGATAATGTCGCAAGTGAGCCTTTCGACGTGTTTCTTTGCGTTGTATTTAACATCCTCTAATTCCTCCGCTTGGCGCTCAACATTTCGCTGCGTGTCGGCTAGTTGGCGTTCGAGTGAGACAATCTTGCGGGATAATGCGGTAAACATTTCGATGACTTGCTCGCTGGCTTGCGATGAGTCGACCGTGACTTCTTCGGATTCAAGCGGTTCGAGTGTGTGATAGCCGTGGTCTAAAATGCCCGGTTTACCTTCGCTGTAAAATATACCGAAATCCCCACGGTCAACTACCTTTCTTATTACACCGTTTGATTTTATAACTACGTAATCTCCGACATTTGCATCCCTATCAACCTCAACGTAAGTAACTCCGTCAATTACATGCGATCTAGCCATTATTCCAACACCTCCAATACTTCGCTTTCAATCGCTTGCTCATCGTCAGGTGTCGCAAGAATATCGATATTATCTACGATAACCTGGTGCAGAACGTTGGCCGTCCGGTTAATCATATCCTCGTCTTGGTCCTCCGCATCATAGCCCGCTTCGAAATGGACCGCGTGCAATACCTCGTGAATTATCGTTTGTTCCTTGCGTTCGTCCGACATAGCCGAATCAATTTGGATGATGCAATCGCTGAAGTCGACGTTGCCTAGTAAATTTAGCTTACGGTGAAGCCCTTCGACCTCGTGTACCGTGTAGATTGCTCCGCCTACCTTCAGTTGCTTACCGTGAAATGTTCTCGTCATTAATCTGCCTCCTCGATAATTCGTATTTGTACGTGCTGCCTTCCGAACTGGATGGCGCTTGTATTGTCGCTAATTAAATAATCGATAATCGTTCCGTCAATGGCTCCGCCCGTATCCAAGGCGATGGCGCGCTCGAGCTTTCCGTTGCTGAAGCGGAGTTCAACGGTCGTTCCCAACGGAATCACACTCGGATCAGTTGCGATAATGCGGAGTCCGTTTACGTGCGTCCGATTCCTAACGTCGAGCCCCGTCTTCGTGGTGCCGGAGCATCCTTCGGGACAATCGGCGGTGTAGGCGGTGGCAGTAAAGTCGCGCCATTGAGTCGCCTCCAGACGCTTGATTTCGGCTCGTAAGCGTTCGTTCTGCTCCGTTAATACTTCCGCCTGTTGTCGCCATGTTTGCGCTAGAGGAGCGACCTGCTGGGCGACATCCCCTGCGACAATGGACGGCGGACTAAGTAGTGAATGCGTTAGTATAATCGTAGATAGTAATCCGATAGTATCCGCTCCTTATTTCGTTAATTCTGCGATGCTTACTGGAAAGTGCGGTTCGACGAGAGCTTTGACCGCCTTTGCGTATTCTTGTATTTCGACTTGGCTATCGTGTGCCAGGCGTTGCTGTAAGAAGTGGGCGACCGATTGTAGCGACGCTGTCCAGTAGTAGCGGACATACATTCCGTAAGCTGGAAGGAATAGGCGGGCTTGCTCTGCGCATGCTCCCATTTCCATAGCCGATTTATAGAACGCCTCACAATCTTCAACAATAGACATTAGTCGTGCGGTTAATTCCCACCCAGTTGTTAAGTCAAGAATGTCTCCGCTACCTTGCTTCGAGTTTTCAGGAACGCTTCGCCACTCCTCAGCCTTCGGAATGTAGAACGCTGGCTCTTCCGTTACATACCGCCGACTTGACTCATTCCAAGCCTGCATGTTATCTCCGGAAGCCTCCTGAAATGATGATCCAGCAAGATATTTAAAATGTTGTCTGCAAACCATTAGAGGCGAATAGATTTCGAATTGCACCATTGCGTGCCTAAAAGGTGATGTATGTTTTTCTCTTGCGAGGAACTTAACCAGCCTTTCGTCCTTTTCGTCGAATACATATGACTCCTTATCGTACGAGACACGCGCGGCATTCACTACAGTCAAGTCGCTCCCCATCACGTCTACTAGTCTGACATACCCCTTATCGAGAACGTCTATCTTTTCCATTAAAATTCCCCCTCAATTTCATTAAGTTTCGCGAACTCTCCGTGGTACATAATCGCGGCACCGTTGTACGCTTTAGCTGCTTCTATTTTATCCTCATAGTATCCGAGGAATTTTCTTTTGCCGTCCCCTACACGTATTTCTGATTTCCATAGTCCTCTTCGCTTATCCTTACATACCCCTCGATAACCTGACTCGTTCTTTCGGTGCTTCGAGTTAGTTGCGTTTTGTGAACGGTTAGCTATTCGGAGATTTTCTTTTCGATTATCTAATTTATTACCGTTTATGTGGTCTACAATATCGCCTTTCTTTGCTCCGACTATTTCCCTGTGCATAGTGAAGTACTTATACTTTCGGTTTCCAATGTGTTCGCCTCTCATAGCGTAACCCTCACCGTGGGCGCTCCATTTCCAGTTTGTCAGCCATTCGTAATCCTCGTCGTCAACCATAACCGTAGTATCATCGCTGATAATTATCTCCGCCATCTATTCACCGTCTTTCGTTAATTCGCGCTTAATAAAGTGAATCAATTCGATTTCAATGTTGGCTTTGCGGACACCTTGCGCTGGCGTCCTTTATCGCCTGCTTGGCTGCGTCCATTAGTTGACGCCCGAGCTGCCGAAGCCTCCAGCGCCTCGCATCGATTCTTCTAACTTATTGGAATCAACGAAATGTGCCGTTTCAAACGGTGCGATTACCGCTTGTGCGATTCGGTCGCCTTTGCGGATGATGTACGCGTCAGTACTAACGTAAGGTAATCCGTAATCCTCACAAGGAACGATGTTTCCGTCAATCGTGTCGAGGCCCCCCGCGATACACTCCTCATCTACACGGATATTATCGACAATCACGGAAACTTCGCCACGGTATGAGCTGTCGATAGTGCCAAGTTGTACGCGTAACTTTGTACGCAATGTGATTCCGCTGCGTGGACGAATCTGCATTTCGTAACCTGGCGGTAACTCGAACGCCAAGCCCGTCGGAATTAACTTCGTCTCGCCCGGCTCAATAATGACGTCCTCGGTTGCGATAAGATCAAATCCCGCGTCCCCTTCGCGAGCATATTTCGGAATAACTGCGTCCTCATTCAAGCGCTTAATTTTAACGTTCAGTCTCATTCCGCTTCCTCCTTAAATTTCATCATTTCGTACATTGCTCCGTTTATAGTTCCGGGCGTCGTTTCCTCAACCCAACCTTCGCATGAGTCGTCCGGACCGGCATTACGCCAACCATCTTCGCCAGGGTCTCCGTCCTTCCAACAACCTCCGCCAATTAAGTAATGACCGCAAGACCAGCACGTTTTATCTTCGCTCATTCGTCTTTCCTCCCGTTCATTTAATTCCGCCAGATTGCACAACACCGAAAACTTGTCGCACATCAGCCGGCGTATTGTGTGGATCATTCTATAACTCATTTATCGTCATCTCGGGCATCAATCATAGTTATCTCGGACTTATAAACAACGGTGAAACTTCCGTTAGCGTTCACTAAATTAATCGTCTTTTTACGACTAGACATCATAGATTCGACTTGTTTACACGTTATATCAACGCCGGAAGTACTAACGCTTTTCCCGTCTTTTAAATAAACCGTTATTTTCACTATTTCGCCTCCACAAATTCGATATTCTTCACGTTATCGACCTGCCCGACCAACGCCTCAATCGTCCGCTCCACGCTCTGCTCCGCCTTATCAAACGCTTGCCTATTACGCTTGATGTCGTCGATTGCGCTAGTACGCGCCTTACCATACATCGCCTGCAGCTCGCCTTCGCTGATATCCTTGCGGAACATGCCGACGTCCTTTGAAAGATGCGCCTTGTCAAACGGTAACTCGACGCTGATTATCTTAGGTTGCGGAAACTTGACGGTGACCGTGTTTCCTTGCGTTGTGACGATGATGTCGCTTGTGTTGACGCCGAGCTTAAACGTGCCGGTTGCCGCCAGCTTATACGTTTTGTCTCCGAACCAAGCGTTATCTTTATATTCGATCGTTTTCGCTACCTTGCCGGTCAGGCCGACGAGCTGAGCCTTCGTGGACAGCGCATTGATTACCGCTTGCTTGTCGACGTAATGTGGCGCCTCAACTGGCGTAACTGGCGTCCAAGTTTCGTGTAACTGTGTCGCAACGCTTCCGAGGTAAATTCCGCCTGCTAGCGTGGCCGTTGCGACGAGTGCCGCTTTTTTCATTCGTATCACTCCTTAACTACGTTTTCTCTTACTTTTTCGCTCAAGATAACGTCTTGCTTTCCGCGTACTATAACCTTTTTCGATTAACTCCAGTAACCGCTGTTGATATTCGTATCTATCGGATACTTCCTCTTTGAAATCCGGATTCATCTATTTCGTCTCCTTTCGCGATTGACTCCGAGTGGCTGAGAATCCGTTAGGTAAGCCGTGCGCGCTGAAGCGGAAACTCGGCTGCTTGACGGTTTGGCTTCCGCAAGTGGCGCAGGTGGTGCTTTCGGTGCCCATCGGGACTAGTTCGTCTTTTGTTGCGTTGCATTTCGTACAGGAAAAAGTATAAAACGGCATTAGCGCGCCTCCTACGGTTGTATCCCTAGTTTTTTATAATCGCTTATTAACTTATCGTAAAACTCGTCGTCGTAGTCGTTACTCAATTCCGTGCGATGCCCTCTGTGGAAGTCCTTGTGCCACTTTTCCGCTTGACTTTCGGGGCACTTAGCCCACATTACCCACTCTTTGCAGTCGTGACATGCGGACATATAATAGATAGACATTACTTCGCCTCCAAAATACGTATCTCATTCTCCGCCTCGACGAGCCTGCCAAAGCGATAGCCTTCAATGAGCACCGATTTTTCATGATCCGTTAGCTTGCGATTCCACTTTGACTCTAAATAATAGATGACTTCGATATAGAAGGGAGATTCATAATTAAACGGCTGGCTCATCGTAACCCTCCTTATTTGTGACGTCTTTTGTTCGTAGTGTGAACTAGACATCTCTTCTTTCGTACTCAGGACAAACTAATATTAAATCATTTTCATCTGCATAAAATTCGGAATTACATTCATCAAAGGTTAGTGTGACTTCACTACCTTCACCAATTCCTGTAACTTCGTGTAGTCCTAATATTTCTTTTTCAGGCTTAAACCGAACAATGTCACCTAATCTGAATCTCAATTTACTTCCTCCTTTCCGACACACTTTATGTCAAATATTCACCAAGTTAAATTGTCGGCGTGCTGAGCGAGTTTTCCACGGAAGTTAACGTGCAGCTCAACGATTTTACAATACGGCTCATTGCGGAAGTGTTCGATATAAGGTGCGAATCCGCTTTTCTCCGGCTTGTCGAGGTCAACCTGACCGTCGTGTCCGATCATTATTACCGTGCAATTATCGTGAATTCGCGTTAGCAACTTCTTTAATTCGTTTCGTGTGTAGTTTTGCGCTTCATCTATAATCACCGTGCAATCTTCGATATTCGTTCCGCGTGCAAAGATGTGAGACTTCGGATATACCCAAACGTGGCCCGCCTTTAATGCGTCGACATTCTCTTCATCGAAAACGACTCGCGCTGGCACCTCGTTGATTTTGAGTAGCGCATCGATTAACGGCTGTAAATACTCCTTCTCTTTCGCTTGCTGCGTTCCTGGTCGGAAGCCCATCGCCTTTTCTTGAACCGGCGAGAATACGTAAATTAGTGGCTTTCCGATAATCTTGGCGCAAGCTACTGCGAGTGTAGTTTTTCCCGTGCCTGATTTGGCGTTAACAATAGTAAGCTGATTGTCGAATATAGAATCGACGTACTTACGTTGTTCATTGGTTAGCTTCGGTTCAAATCCGAAAAGTAAGTTATTCTTCGGTAATGGCAAGCTTCAACACCTCCGGGTTATTTGTCGGGCGCCAGCCGAGTGACTAGCGCCCTTACTAATATTGACGCGTCCGATTTCATTTTCGGACATTTATTACGAAAGTTTTTTACAACTGATCGAATCCGTTT